CACGGACACTTACACGCAAACCGTGTTAAAAAGGCTCGTGGAGTTGATGCTAGAACTGGTGAAGTTTTATATAGCGATGAAAACGACGTTCGTTATCATTGTGTTTGCGTAGAACAAACTCCAGACTTTGCGCCTATCTTGTTTGAAGATGTTATACGTAACATTGAAGCAGAAGGCGGAAGCGTAGGATTTAGGAATGGTAATGGTCCTACCATGTAAGAACAGACCCCCGCTTTACAGGTTGTGCGGTGAACAACCTGTATCGGTCTTTGGTGAAATGGATATCATTCTTGTCTTCGAAACAAGCGGTGTGGGTTCGATTCCTGCAAGACCGGCCAACTAAAGGTTGACAATTAATTAAGTAGGATATATAATACATACATGTTAGAAATTTGCCCCGGTGACGGAATTGGTATACGTGTTGGTCTTAGAAGCCAAATTTTAGGAGTTCGAGTCTCCTCTGGGGCACCATATAAAAATACACTAGGCAACATCGGTTATGTCCGAATGGTAAGATAGCATTGCTCCTAGTGTATTTTTATATAATTTTTATCGCGGGATGGAGAAATAGTATCTCGGGAGTCTCATAAGCTCCAGTTCTGGGTGCGATTCCCGGTCCCGCAACCAACTAATGGAAACGTGGCCGAGTCTGGCTTATGGCAACAGTCTTGAAAACTGTCGTGTCGAAAGGCACCGTGAGTTCGAATCTCACCGTTTCCGCCAGGAGAAATAAATGAAAAATATTGCAGTTATAGGAGTAGGAACTGGAGGCATAATTAGCATATCACATTTGCTAGGATTTTTGCCGCCTGAATGGAACATAACTAGCATATTTGATCCAACTATCCCAATTCTAGGGATAGGCGAAACTGCTGGTCCAGCGGTATTACCTAGTTTGTATAAGGGTTGTGGTTTTGGTTATCAAGATTTTAGTAAATTAGATGCAACTCCAAAATATGGTTCGCATTTTATAAATTGGCGAAAAGATGAAATAAAATTAGATGTTATGCCTCCTGAAATTGGAATGCATTTTAACAATTTTGCGCTAAAAGAATATGCATTACCCCGATTTAAAGAAATTCACGGGGATAGATTTAGTGAGATACACGGTGTCGTTTCGGAAATTAAAAACTATAACGATCATGCAGTTGTTGTAGTTAATGATAAGTTAAATTCGTTTGATTGGGTAATTGATTGCAGAGGATATCCGGAAGATTACACAGACTATGTAGAAAGTGAAGTTACTCCGGTTAACCATTGTTTAGTAAATATAATTAATGAACCAGGTGAATGGAGATTTACTAAACACGTAGCAACTGAACATGGTTGGATGTTTGGGGTTCCGTTATCTACCCGTCAAGGCTGGGGATATCTTTATAATGATAAATTAACTTCAAAAGAAGAAGCAACTGAAAATATTAAAAAAATCTTTAATAACGATAATCTAAATTTAAAAGAATTTAAATTTAAAAACTATTATTGCAAGAATGTAGTAGAAGGTAGGATAATTAAAAACGGAAATCGTGCAATGTTTTTCGAACCAATGGATGCGTTAGCCGGGTTGTATTATACTGTAGTTAACCGATATTTGTTTGATATTATTATGTTTAACAAACCTACATATATTGCAAATGAAGCATTGCTAACACTAGCACAGGACATAGAAACTTTTATTGCCTTTATATATCACGGAGGTAGTAATTTTAATTCCAAGTTTTGGAATGAAACCGTAAAGAATACATCTAATTATCTCGAAAATAGTAAAAGATTTCAGTCATATTTAGAAAAATTAAATAATGTTCAATTATACGAATTAGTCGGAGTTCATTACCCAGATACGTGGAAAATGTTTGACAAAGTATTTAATTACAGTTATACTAGTAGATAACAATGTCTCCCTGATGTAATGGCAGCATAGCGGTCTCCAAAACCGTTTGTCGGAGTTCGAGTCTCTGGGGGGACGCCAAATTAATTGCGAGTGTGGTGAAATAGGTAGACACAACAGACTTAAAATCTGTCGCTCGAAAGGGCATGCCGGTTCGATTCCGGCCATTCGCACCAAGAATATAAGTAGTAGATGAGTGATTTAATAATTCCATCTACTAAGCCTAGAGTATTCTCTTTCGGGGCTTGCGATCTAACTCAAGCAATTGTAATCGACACTATTAGGCGAGATTTTTCAGTTGATGCGTTCAATGATCCTAATGACAACTTAGATTTATCGGTTAGTAGGCCAATATATTCAACCAGTATAAGATCGTTATATACACCCCCGAACGCTATAGCAAATAGAGTTTACGATACTATCAAAAATTCAACAGATGTAAAACGTCATCATTACGACTTGTATAGAGAAATAGCTAAAATATCTTTTTTAGATTACTTTAAAAAAGAAGCAGGGCCGAACGATATTTTAGTAATGAATCTTAGTTCTGAATTATATACTAAAATAAATGTTAAATCAGAATTGTTTACAGTTATACCACATATAGGTAAGGGAATACAAGATCCGTTAGACTGTCTGCACTGGATATATGCAGAATATTTAACTAATGAAATTTATCAAATTCCATTTGACGAGGAAGAATCATTAAATATTACTTACGATTTATTGCAAGATTTTGCAAAAGATATATATGATATTTTTCAAGACCGTGTAATACTAGTAAAAACACATATAACTAATTTAATGATTGCAACGGATTCTGAGATTAAAAAAGTTAAAGTTCCGATAGTAGGAAATATTCCGTTTTATAAATCTACAAAAATTATAAGTCATCCGTTAGATCATACCTATGCGCAACGAGCAACTAATTTATTATTAAAAAAGTTTCAAAAATGGTATAAAGCCGATGTGCCAATTGTAGAATTAACAGAACCGATATTTATGGATCCTTATCATAAATATGGCGTTGCTCCTTTTCATTTACACAGCTCTTCTAATTATAAAATTGGATTAAAAATACATCAAGCACTTAAAAAATTAAAAGATGGCAACTGATAATAAAATTTGCTTAGGTAAAAACACAAAAATTGTTGGACTATTTGATATAGCTGTTTCAAAAGTTGATAATACAATTTTTATCTCAAACAAGAAAATTAACGATCCAGGATCTGTGAATTCGTTTGCGTTGTATGCAGACGAAGAGGGTAGAATAAAACCGGCTGGGATAGACCTATCATACGATACCGAGTCTAGTCTGTTAAAATCAAAACTTATCGAAGCAAGTAACGTAGATATTAAACACACTTTACTAGTTGGTAGTATTGAAGCAGGCAACGTAGCCGTCGAGCACAACTTAAAATCAGGTAGTATCGAAGTAGATGTATTAACAGTAAATCAATATTTAGATATTGACTCGATTTCTGTTAACAATTCATTTAACAGATGTTTAATTTTTATGGACAATGATCATAGTGATTTCTCCAGGATCCATTATGATAATATTAACGGACACCAAACACTAGCATTTTTAACTAAAAAGAACAATGGTAATCTCGAATGTGCAGTAACTATTGATCAACATCAACGACTAGAATTGCCAAGGGGTATACTAAATTTAAGAAAAGACCGCGTTATTAAATCTCGAGTCGGAACAAAAGGGGACTTAGCAGGCGATATATTCATCAATGATGGTTACATTTATTACTGTAAAGAAACCTATGATGGTATTAGAAAAATATGGGTTAGAACAAAAATAGACGAGGATAATTGGTAGATGTTTAACGCTTTTATTATCAATTTAGGATCCTCAATTGTTTCAGGAAGAACATTAGGTCCTTATTTAATTGCCACGCACCTTAGACAAGAAGGATGGGACGTAGAAGTAATTGATTACGGTATGTATTGGTCATTGGAAGAGCTTAAAGAATTAAGTAGATCTAGAATAAACTCTAACACTAAATTTATCGGGTTTGGACATCTTTTTGTATCATGGACATTAGTGTTAGAAGAATATTGTAAATGGATTAAATCAACCTATCCTGAAATTATCCTAATAGGAGGATCAGGAGTAAACCCTACTTTTACTACTTCGGTAATTGATTATCATATACAAGGATATGGTGAATATGCAATTTCCGCATTATTAAAATATCTTTTTAGCAACGGCGATCCTATAAAGTTTTCTTTAATTAATACTGGGGCAACAAAAGTTATCCCTGCCAATGATTTTTATCCTGCTTTTCCTAAAAAAAGTCTATTGGCAAAATATGAAGATAGAGACTTTATCGAAAAAGACGAGTGGTTAACTATTGAAACAAGTCGCGGGTGCGTTTTTAGTTGCGATTTTTGTAATTTTCCAATACTAGGAATAAAAGGAGATTACACAAGAGATGCCTTAGACTTTGAATTAGAAATAAAAGAAAACTATGATAGATTTGGTGTAAAAAATTATAATCTAGTAGATGAAACTTTTAACGACAGAACAGAAAAAATAACCAAGTATGCAGATGTTGTAGAAAAATTAAATTTTGTCCCGTTCTTTACGGGATTTATCCGAGCAGATTTGCTAGTTGCAAGACCTAAAGATCGTGAAGAATTATTAAGAATGAATTTCTTAGGACACTATTACGGAATTGAAACTTTCAACAGAGCATCTGGCAAGATCGTAGGCAAAGGAATGGAAACTGCAAAATTGCAAGAAGGCTTAAAGGATGTAAAAAACTATTTTGAAAACAATGGTAGAAAACTTTATAGAGGCACTATTAGTTTAATAGCAGGGTTACCCGAGGAAACTTTTGAGACACTGGAAAATACAAGACAGTGGCTTATAAAAAATTGGCAACATCAGTGTTTTTACATGTATTCCTTAGAAATACCAAATAATAAAAATGATACCTTTTCTAAATTTAGTAAAGATTATCAAAAATATGGGTATAGTCATATGACTGCTGAAGAAATAAATGGTAAAGATTTTACTCAGTTTCCGTATAATCAATATCAGTTTGCAAATGGACTAGGCGTTGAAACAATTTTATGGAAGAATAAAAATATGAATATCTTTCAGGCTACTGAAATTGTTGTAGAGTTCCAAAAATTATATAGTGAATATCAGTTTGCCAGCGACGGGTGGACATTATCGTCTCCATGTTTAACTGGGGAAGTTGAAGATAGGTTACATAAATTTTTTGTTTACGATCTAACAGATAAAGTTTTTCATGCTAGACTTCGTAGATATATAACGGGTAAATTAAGTATATAATGACAATTAAACAAATTTTTGAAACTACTGTAGTAACAGAAAATTGCAATGTTAGCGATTATATTCCCTCATCTATGATTAACCAAATGTTAGAATGGATTAATGATCCCCGCATTAAGACAGCGCAACAACAAATCGGAACTGGCTACGCTCCGTCAACTTGCGATGTTCCTGATCTGCATCTTATCCATTTAACCGATTCTAAAAAAATATTAGATTGGATAATTGACCAGGTTATTAAAAATTCTAAAGAATTTATCAACGGAGATCTTAAAAAAGTTAGCATTGGTAGAAATTGGTTTAATGTAATGTATAAAGGCAGCGAAGGTGCTGTCCATAATCATTATTCTACAATTCATCCTGGAACAATGGTAGTTGCAATTTTTTATGTTCAAGTTCCCGAAAATAGTGCAAACTTGTTTTTTATACAAAACAATGAAAGTATAATACATACTGCAATCGAAGGTGAACTAGTAATTCACGATGCAAAGATTAATCATTCTGTAAGCATACATAATAGCGATACACCTAGAATTTGTCTAGTGTTAGATTTATTTTTAGAAATTTAAAGGAAAAAAATGAAACCAGGTAAGACATTTAATTTGAGCAAAACAACAAAACGCATGATGGCTTTAATGGGCGGGTCTGCCGAGAGTCGCAACCAATATAAGCGTATGATGATCGATGCTCAGTTATGCAGTGAAGTTGTAGTTAAATCAGAAAAGAAAGATCGCAATATTCCCAAAGATGCAGTCTAAAAGAGTATTTACATTTGGTTGTTCCTACACTAGCTATGCTTACCCGACGTGGGCAGATTTTCTTCAACTTGATTTTGATCAACTTGAGAATTGGGGCATGGCTGGAATCGGATGCAGAGCTATTGCAGAGAGAGTAGCTGAATGCCATGCACGTAATGTAATATCAAAAGATGATATAGTTATTGTTCAATGGTCCACGCATTTAAGACACGATTTTTATACACCAACTCCTTTGTTAGGAAGAACTGAAAGTTGGAAAACGTATGGAAGTGTCTTTGCTATAGACAACCAACCGCTTTACGATAAAAAATGGATTGACACGTTCTTTTTTGAAGCCGCATATATTATGCACTGTTTGAATCATATTTTGATGATACAAACGATGTTAGAATCGATTGGATGCGAATGGTATATGACCAGCATCGGAGATTGGAGAAAATTAAGCTCGGATTTGGATGAATCAACTGGCGCATGGGAAAAGCGTATAGGAGTTAATGAGTTTTCAATTGAAAATAATTTCAAAGAGTTTAAATTTTATCTAAAACCAATTTGGGAAGATAGAGCTGATCATTGGTTACCTCCTATTGCAACTGAAGCACTAGCGCATCCAGATCTTTGGTGGTGGTTTAACGAGTCCGGAAAAAAGCCATGGAGAGAACAACATCCATCTCCTATGCAATATGTTATCTGGTTGAATAAATATCTTCGTCCGAGACTCGGCCTTGGGAATCCACCGATTGAACAACAAAAGTGGATCGATCAATGGAACAAGCTAAAAAAAGAATATAACGATGACCGTAAAAAAATCGAAGAAGTATATAAAAACGAAAAAATCGAACTTGATTTCCGGCCTAGTTTTTGGCCAATGCCTCCTAGAGGATTTAAGTAATGAATAATAGTTTAAAAGAGTTTCCTATAGTTGCTGATAAATCTTTTATAGGAGCATGGTTTATAGAAGATCTAAGTGTGTGTGACGCACTTATTGAATATCATGAAAATAATAAGCATGCCCGTCGCGGTCATGTTATGTTTCAAGATGGTAGTCAAATCGTTAAACCTGAAGTAAAAGATTCATATGACTCTCAGTTGCTATTTCATTTAGATGTAACTCAACGATATGTAAAAGAATTAGAGCATGTGCAAGCCTACTATATTGATCAATATCCTACTTGCCGATTTGGAGCTAAATGGAGAATTGAAGCAGTTAATGTTCAGAAATACTTGCCCAACGGCGGATATCATCAGTGGCATTGCGAACGTCAAGGAGATGCATTTCCAGAACGTAGCCGTCATTTAGTTTATATGACATATCTAAATGATGTAGATGACGGCGGGGAGACCGAGTTCATGTATCAAAATGTAAAGATTAAACCGCGTAAGGGACTTACATTAGTATGGCCTGCGGACTGGACGCATACACATCGTGGGCTCACAAGTCCAACTGAAACAAAATATATTGTAACAGGATGGTGGCAATATTTTGATAAAAATTCACCCATGTTGAAATATTGATATGTTCTTTTTTAGAAAACCTAATATTGTTTTAGATATGTTTACAGACGATTCTGTAATACATGATTTAACACCTCCATTACCCGCAGTAAGATACTATCCGCAATGGATGAAAGATCTACCTGTAGAAAAAACAAAAACGTCTAAAATAGAAACTACAGGAGATCTAATACCCACACCTGCCGTTACTATTAGAGCATGTCCAGGAATACATAATTATTTTGGCAACGGATTCATTGTGCCACTATGGTCGGATATCTCAATGAAAATAAACCCTGACGGGAGATTTAGTTTTGCAAGCGCAGGCCCTGACGTATTAATTGAAAGTCATTGGCCTGGGCAATGGTCCGGGTATGACGATTACATCCACATGAAATTTATTGTCCCTTGGCTAGCTAGCGAAAAAACTGGTATAGAGTTTATGTTGCAAAAACCAGTCTGGGTAAGCAATGACAATCCTATACTAATTAGCAAAATGATCAATGCCGGTGGAATCGCTAATTTACGCGATCAACATAGTGTGCATTTAAATTGTTTCTTTGAAAGACCGCAGACTCCAGTTAACTTTATGTTAAAACTTGGAACTCCGTTAGTGCATATTATTCCGCTTACTGAAAAACGTGTTAAATTAAAAACACATCTAGTTAGTAAAGAAGAACTTAGATTAATGTGGCGCAAAAAGATGGCAAACACATTTACTAACACTATGTTAACAAGGCTTTCATTATTAAAGTCGTTGAGAGACGAATCTAAATGTCCTTATAAATTTTAAATGAATAAACCTACCCTATTGATACTTAATGGATGTTCTATGGCTAGTGGGTTTGAATGCACAGAGCCAGGGAAACAATTACCAAGTGATTGGAAACATTCTTGGCCGTATAAACTATGCGAACTATTTCAATCACATGGCCATAATCTTAGTAAGCCTGGACAAAGCAATTGGAGTATACTGGTTAACACGCAAGCAGTAGTATCAAGGTCTTTAAAATATTTGCCTTCTAATGAAATAATGGTCGTTATAGGATGGACAGAATTTACAAGATCTGAATTTATATCCGATGATGACCTGTATTATTTTAACGCAGGATTTAATCAACGTGCCGCAAATGGAACCCTTGAAGAGAAATTAAAACAGACAAATGTGCAGAACGCTTACAAGGGCTGGGTAGAGCAAAGCATAGATAGTCACATGAGTAAGTTTGCATGGACATATTGGAATTTAATACATTTTTTAAAAGTTTATAATATAAAATATTATTTTTTTAATGCAATATCCCAACCATATATTCCTAAAAAAGATTTATTGCTTACTGCATATTTAGAGAACGAAAACTTTACCGAATACTGGGATACAATGTTTGAAGATCCAAATTATAATACCATTGAGACTCAATTTGAGTGGTTAACTAAAAATTATCCAAACCACATAGTAGGTGACGGGATTGGCCAACATCATTGGAATCCAGAAGCATTAACAGCCTGGACAGAATATTTAGCACCAAGAATCCTCGACCGCTGGAATAGTCAAGCATAAGTAAAACACGCCCGATTGGCACAGTGGTAGCGCAATCGCCTTGTAAGCGATAGGTCGTCTGTTCGAATCAGACATTGGGCACCAAACACTATGATTGATAATAATATACTACAAGAACTAGGACATAGAAGCCCGTTGTTGGCTAAACAACCTAGCGACATGTTTTATTATACCAATTATTACAATAACGTGCATGACAAGTCTAACTTTGACATTCCGCGAGCAGGCTTATATAAGTTTGCTGATATCTATGAAGAAGCTAGAACAGGTAATACAGAATATAACTTTTCATATTATATAAATGATATAGGTTATAGAGAACAGTATCCTGATCCATCTCAAAATAATATTTTAGGATTCTTTGGATGTAGCTTTACATTCGGTATAGGAGTCCCCACCGAAGATACATTTTATTATCAGCTGGCTAGAAATCGTCCTTATGTGAATTTTGGTGATCCTAGTGCTAGTATAAACAAAATAGCATTAATGTTTAGTGCGGCAGCCAACATATGGAAAATGTCTACTGCTGTAATAACCTTGCCTTCGTGGTCAAGATTTAATTATACAGATAAAATGAATAATTTTGTTCCTATTGTTGCATCTGACCCTCCGTTTAGTGTTGAAGAAACTGAACAGGTAAAACAATCATTATTCAAATATTTTTCTGATCAATTCTTTTATTCTGAAGTAAAAAATTCGTTAACGCTTATAGTAACAACTGCTAGATTGCACAATATAAAACTAACATTAGGATCTTGGGATTTAGAAACTGTTGAACTTACAAAAATAACTACTGGACTAGATTGTATATTTTGGAAAATGCTAGATACCGGCAGAGATAAAGTTCACCCTGGACCTAAATCACACTTTGAATATTTTAATCAGTTAAGGGAAAAAGAATGATTGACAATTTTATAGGCGAATATTCAAATATTTTAAATTTGCACGAATGTAGTGAGTTTATTCAGTATTTCGAAAACATGAGTAAATTAAACTATAGTTTTCGTCGTGATCCTCAGCAAGAAGGCCTAGTAACAGACGAAACTGTTTTTATAACAGATTTCAAAGAATTTACGCTAGATCATACACAAAAAATTGTTCAAACTTTTTTACAAAGATTTTGGAGTGATTGTTATACTCCTTATGCTGACCGATATAGCATACTGAAAACTGCAACCGGCAAACATGGTATTTTACATTTAAGATTTCAAAAGACAAAGCCTACTGAAGGATATCATGCTTGGCACTATGAAACTGATAATCTAACTCATAGCCCAAGATTCTTAACCTTTATGATGTATTTAAATGATATAGAAGAAGGCGGCGAAACAGAGTTTTTATATTTACAAAAACGTATTAAACCAGAAGCTGGAAAAGTTCTTATCTGGCCTAGCGGATTTCAACACTCACATCGAGGAAATCCCCCGTTTAAAAATAATAAGTATATCATTACTGGATGGATAACTTTTTTAGAATGAAAACACATACATTAAACACTCAAAATCCTTTTATTAGGGGATACTATATTGATCCCGATTTGTGTGATAAAATTCTTGCTGAATGTAAATCTCAACCTACTAAATTTAAATCAGGTAGCAAGGCATATGATAATGCCTTAATAGACATACTGCCAGAAGATTTACAGAAAACTTATATTAATTCTTTATTTGAAGTAGTAGAAGAATACAAACAAGAATTTGTCTATTGCTACGAAGATCTTGTTAGATGGGGTATTAACCGAGAAATAAAAATTCAAAGGTATGCTCCCGGCAAATGGTATAAAGAATGGCATTGTGAAAATAACGGACACAAAATGTTTATTAATCGTCACCTTGTGTATATGACTTATTTGCATGACATTCAAGTTAACGGTGAAACAGAGTTCCTGTATCAAAAATTAAAAGTTAAACCCGAAAAAGGTCTTACACTAATTTGGCCAGCAGATTGGACACATCAACATAAAGGATGTGTAGCCGAGATAGAAGAAAAATATATCATAACAGGCTGGATGACTTTTGATCAAGAAATAAAATGAATAAATGTGTAGTAATCGACGATTTTATTCCAATTTCGTATCAAGAAGAAATTAAAAATACAATGCTAGGAAGATACTTTCCTTGGAGTTTTCTTGATGATATTACATTTGGTAGTGAGGATGTTAATAAATTAAAGTCTCCGGCAGCAGTTCATTATTTTAGATACCAAGGCCAAACTCAAAGTGAATATTTTTCAATGATTGCTCCACTAGCCCATTTAGGTGCTAATGCAGTTGGTTATAAATTTAACGATATAGTTAAATGCAGAAGTTTTTTACAGTATCCATTAAATCCAGAATCGATAGAAAGAAAGATAGATTATTTGCATATAGACCTTGACAAGGATCATTTAGTTGTGTTATACTATGTTATAGACGCAGAAGGTGATACCTTTATTGTCGATAAACAACGAGAAGATGGTGTAGTTAGATTAACTGATCAAGTAGAAGATTATAACATAATACAACGAGTAACTCCTAAACAAGGTCGTGTTGTGTTATTTGACGGAAGATATTATCACACAGCTGAACAGCCTAGTAAAGGTATGAGGTGTATAATTAATTTTGATGTAGTGTAGAATTTGTGCGGGTGTCGTAAAATGGTATTACCTTAGCCTTCCAAGCTAAAGTCAGGGGTTCGATTCCCCTCACCCGCTCCAGAATATCGGAGTGTAGCACAGCCTGGTAGTGCACCTGGTTTGGGACCAGGGGGTCGTAGGTTCGAATCCTACTACTCCGACCATATAAGAGGATAGTCATGGGTATTATAGGAAAAGTTAGAATATCGCATATAATGTGTCATTTGGAAACACAGGCCATGTATGCGCAAAGTCAAATAGAACAAGGTATAGACTTTGCGGAAGTTGCTAAACTATATAGTATGGATTCGCAATCAAAAGATAAAGGAGGCGACCTGGGCTATATTGATAGAATTGGAGGAGAGAAACCAATCGAAGATGCGGCATTTGCATTAGAAGTCGGTGAGATAACCCCAAGACCGATCATGTCGATGTTTGGTTGGCACGTAATTAAACGCACAGCATAAAAGGAGAATAAAGTGCAAGCAAGTCATATTTTAGTAGATACAAAAGAACAAGCAGAAGCTATTCTTAAAGAAGCTAACCCATTAAATTTTGGATCATTAGCACAGCAACACAGCAAGTGTCCTAGTAAGGCACGTGGCGGAGATTTGGGAGAGTTTGGTCCTGGCCAAATGGTTAAACCATTTGAAGATGCTACACTAGCAACCCCAGTTGGTTCTATTAGTCAGCCAGTTCAAACACAGTTTGGCTTTCACTTAATTCACAGAACTAAGTAATGGAAAATAAATTCAATGAGATAGGATATGCTGTTTTAGAAAATGCAATAAGCACCGAAACAGCTAAATTAATTTCTCTTGAATTTAATATGCTAAGGGATAATACATTTTACGTTAATAACGTAGATTTAAATTCAGTAGGATTCCTTAGCGATCCGGATAAACCAAAAACGTTTTCGTGGTATGGCGCTTATTGTTGTGAAGCTCTGTTATCATTGCTCCAACCTAAAATAGAAGCCATTACAGGAAAAACTTTGTATCCATCATACTCGTATGCTAGAATATACTATAAGGGCTCGGAATTAAAACGTCATATTGATAGACCAGGATCAGATTATGCTGTCACTGTTACTATTGACATAGATGAAACTAGTGATCCTTGGTATATCTGGATGAAAGATTTTAATGGAGTAGAAAACAAGTTAGAATTGCCCGTCGGTGATGCTTGTGTGTATCACGGAGATAAACTAGAACATTGGCGATTACCTTACAACGGAAATAAACAAGTTCAAGTATTTTTGTTTTACGTAGAAGACGAAACACAAAAATTTGATCGACGCCCGATGCTAGGTGCTTCAGTGGATACAAAGAAACCGGAAACATATGAGTTCGGACATACAAATATTTGATAATATAATACCAAAAACTTATCAAGATGAAATTGAAAGAGTAATGACATCTTATGAGTTTCATTGGGCGTATCGTAGAAATGTTTCTAGTCAGCCCGGCGATCCATTAGTATACGTGAACGATCCAAATATTGAAATACGAGATGCATTTATACATTTGTTTTATGCCGATAAGGAAAACATTACAAGTAGTCATGCATCGTTAATAAGACCTATATTGTATTTTTTAGAGGAACGTGCCGGTATTAAAATCGAACATGTTATCCGTATACGTGCAGTATTAACCTATAGAGATCCAAATTGGAATGAGGATCACTATCTAACTCCTCATGTAGACGATATAAGTCCAGATCATACTCATACTTTCATTTACTATGTTAATGATTGCGATGGGGATACATTCTTTTACAAAGACTTTTATACAACTGCTGATAACTATAATAAGCGGACATTAGAACAGTCATTCACTCCGAGAAAAGGAGTAGGTGTATTGTTTAACGGCAAACGTTATCATGGTAATGGTGTTGGCCGCAAAGAAAACAGAATTGTAATCAATATGAATTTAACAGTAAAGGAAAATGTATGAACAAGAAAATTGGACTGAGCAGAGGACCGCAAATTGACAATGAAGCGTGTGTTGAGAAAGTTGGCAATAGATTTGATCTAGTATTAGTAGCGTCACTTAGAGCCAGAGAAATTAAACGTGGAAATTCTGCAAGTGATAAAAGAGAGCATGTTCACTCTAACCTTACTGCCTTAATAGAAATACAAGAAGGCAAAATTAGTAAAGAGTATCTTAAACGAGTAAAATGATTGTAGAACCTATCTTTACTAATTTTATAGCAAGCGAATTTTTGGATATAGATAATTCTGCTATAGAAAGAGAATGTTATAAAATAGTCAATACTAGGGCCAAGACTCCTCATTACCAATATGGTATCACATATGAAGATTCACAAACTCCTGTTTTTAAACCTTTATTTGATGCAATAGTTAGTAAGCTAGCTTTCATGCATGAACATCTTGAAATGAGTAAAGAGTTCACGCAAGAAATTTACAGCGTTTGGATGAACTATAACGAAAGTCCAATTACTACTGCTCCTCATTCTCATGCTCCTGCTTTTTTATCAGGAGTATACTATGTAAAATCTAGTCAAGGTTCAGGAATGTTAGAATTTATAAACCCTGTAACAGAAATGCCATGGGCAATTGGCCCTGGCACACGTTTAAAAAACAATGCTTATAATTCTGACAAATGGGGTATAGTGCCAGAGGCTGGAAAACTTATAATATTTCCTAGCTGGTTAATGCATTATGTATGCCCTAGGACAGATAACGAAGACAGGATATCTATTGCATTTAACAGTAAAATAATTCCGTATGATACAAATTTGTGAAAATGCTCTACCAGAGTTTTTGTTAAAAGAATGCCAAGAGTTAGAAATTCCTTGGTATTTAATCAGCACTGATTATTACGCTAAAGATAAAAATCCATACTCTAACGCATGGGTGCATTTAGCAATAGACAAAGAGCAATCAGTTAGTCCGTTAGGGCTTGGCATGAAAACTCTAGCTTTAACCGCACTAGAAAAAACTGGTCAGAATATTGATAAAATCCTTAGAATTCGTCTAGGATTGCATACAATAGCACCTAAAACATTTGTAGGAGGACCGCATGTTGACCAAGAGATCGAACATCAAACTGCGTTAATTTATCTCGATGATTCTGACGGAAACACTACTGTTTACGATCAGCAGTATGACCCTACATCGGGACAAAGTTTATATGACTATTATCAAACTGTGCTAAAAGGTAAATTAACTAATAATACAGAGATTACACCTTATGCTAATAAAATGATTTGGTTTAATGGATTGCATTATCATTCTAGCAGTAACCCTACTAAAAGTAGAATTAGAAGAACAATAAACATCAACTATACAATTAAGTAATTAAATAGGGCTTAAATAGCCCTATTTTTTTGGCTAATGCTTCTTAATCTTTATATAAATACACTATAATAGTATTTGGAGAGAGCCAATGGCACTGAAAATTAGACGCGGTCCTAATTCTGATAGATTAACATTTACCCCTGCACAGGGTGAATTAATTTTTACAACTGACACAAAACTTGTTTACGTAGGAGATGGTTCTACAGTTGGCGGTTTAGGTGTAGGAGGTGCCGCCTTAGTAAGTAATGATCCGGCACCGACATTAGGTGGAAACTTAATTCTAAACAATTACAATATCAACGGTGTAGGAAATATTAGTATTACAGGAACTATTTCAGGAACTAATTTAACACTAGCTGGATCTGCTATAACCAGCACTAGCTTAACTGGTCCTGCTAGTAACCCTCAAATTTTAATCGGACCACAAGCTCCAACTGCTGGATCGCAAGCACACACGCTAGCTATTAATTCAATCGGAGGAAATGCACCTTTATCTATTAAAACTCCAAGTGGCAGTTTAGGTGTGGTTTCTAGATTGTTGTTCCAAGGGTTTGGTGGAACTTATGCTTCTCCAACGTTGCCCACTTTAGGTGACTATATTGGTGGATTAAATTTTAGTTCTTCAAATGGAACTAACTTAATTCCGTCGGCAAGTATTATGGCAAGATCAGATCCTAATGGCACTATTAGTTCTACCCTTGCAGATGGTAAAATTGAGATACTTACTGGCGGACATAACGGTGCTAGTTTTACAATTAATACACTAAGTTTTGATTCATTAGGTAGATTAGCAGTTAATCAATCAAATGCTCAAACAACATTAGATGTAAATGGCACTTTTAGATACAACACACTAACTCCGGCAAGTAGCAGTGCAACAGGTGTTGCTGGTCAGCAAGCATGGGATGCAAATTATATATACGTTTGCACAGCAACTAATGTTTGGAAACGTGCTGCCTTGTCCACATTCTAAATATTTGACATTTTAAGATCTAGCATATATAATATGCTATGATAACATTACATACTTCCGGTAGCACTAAAGAGCCAAAAGAAATAAGCCATAGCAATATGGCTTTTCATATTACTCGCAGTATTAAAGAAATAGGGCTTACTTCTAACGACATTGTTTTAGATGTGTTTCCAGCAAATGTAATAGCTCATTATACCGTTACGGCATTACCTGCAATAATTGCAGGTTCACATTTAATTTCAATGACCTTTGATGCTTACAAATATATACGATTATTTAAAAAGTATCAACCTACAGTTATCGCTCTATTGCCAAAACATATCGAAGTTTTAGAAAAAACAAAAGAGTGGGAAGAGCTTGATATGAAGTGTGTTCGATATATGGTTACCGGCAGCCAAGCAATGGATCAATCTATGATAGATAAACTTCGAAATAAGGGAGTTCAACTAGTAGCAAATTGGTATGGTATGACAGAAATGCCTCCGCCAATATTTGTTGGATATAATACAGAATCATTTGATTTTACTCCTAAAGATGGATATAGCGTAGAATTTACTGATGAAGGAGAATGTGTAGTTAATGGAATGTTAACCGGTGACTTGTTTAATGTAACTACTAGAATGTTCTTAAAAAGAAAAGAGACCGCAAATGGACAGACCTGGAAAACTAATCTTTAAACAGTTAACAAACATTGATATCCCTGCTATTCAAGAATTTTGTGAAAAGTGTTCGGAATTAGGATATGAAAATAATGCATCTTTAACTGCAATGAAATTTAGTTCTGCCGTCTTCTTTGCCGCATTTGATGAAGACAAAATAATATCACTAGCCGGAATACACAAATTACCAGAAATAAATAACCGTGCGTGGCGTTGTTTGTTTAGAGGTGCTCAACTTCCTGGTTATACTCCACAGTGGAGCATGGACATATTTAAAAGTGGAATACATTTTAGTCAATTCCTATATCAACAAATAAAATATGTAAACGATCTAGATGCTGAATTTTATATTACTACAAACATAGATAATCCAAAAGCAGGAGCAAGCAGTAGATTACATAAAACAATGATGCCTAGATTAGCAAGTCAAGGATATTTAGAGTTAACAATGCCTAGCATAAATTTATACAATACTGAGCAAAGTCTTTGGAAAGTTAATGTTCTTAACTATATGACAGCCCGCGAGCGTTGGCTAGCTGGCGATAACTATATTGATCAAACAAGGGCTGATTCTTTTCAGGCATAGTAATATAACTTACTTTTGAAATAGATTTCCAATACGCTGTATGGTCTAAACAACTAGTGGTAAAATGCAGTGATAGAAAATCAGCAAGGTGATTATAAAGTTTGCACCAAATGCTATTGTATTTTTTAGGGCCATCTGGGTCATTTAATAATTTTACTAATAATTTTAAAGGACCATGGATTAAAAATAATCCAGTTGCTTCAAGCGGATCTAAAAAGCCACAACTTAACCCTACACTGACAACATTCTTCTTCCACGGTTCTGTATTGTAACTTTTAGGAATAGGAATTTCAAAAATTTTATCAACTATAATGCCAGGAGTTTTTGAAATAAATTCTTTTCGTGCATCCTCTATGCTGATTAAATCTCTATTAAAGACATAACCATTTCCAGTTCTATTGGCAATACAAATTCTCCATCTCCACCCATAATCCATTGCATAAGTTTGCGTATAATTTACTAGAGGTTCTACAAAATCTCCCGGGCCGCATAGGGCATAATTGTTAATTAGTCCCGGATGATTTTTAGATTTAATTCCTACTTTGTTGCCCAGTAATGCCTTAAATCCTGTGCAATCAATATATAAATCTGCTGTATATTTGTTTTTATTTCCTACTACAGCACTAACGCCATCATGCAAAATTTCTACATCAACGATGTCTTCTAAAATATGTCTAACACCGCTAGGCAATGCTACTTTATCTCGTAATAGCAATCCTAATTTAGTAGCATCTAAATGGTAAGCATGCCTCCATTTTTTATTGGGTAACGAATTAGTCTGCATCCATTCTAATTGTTCTCGGTGCTCGCTTTCATTAAAACAAAAATGATGCCACCATGTATCAACTCCGTTCCAATTATTATGCTGAACAGTATATTTCCTAATAGCATTACAATGTTCTACTAGATCATTTTCAGTGAGACCTACACTTTCTATAAAATCGTTTATGCTAGGTATAGTGCTTTCACCTACTCCAATAGTTGGATAATTGGGATTTTCAATTAAAGTAATATTATGATCTGTATTTTTAGAAAGGTAAGCGGCAGTCATCCATCCGGCGCTGCCTCCTCCTATTATTAATATTTTCATACAATTCCTTTTATCGAAAACAGCGTCGGCATAAAATCCAAATCAACTCTTGAAATTAAATGAGTTCTATTTGTATTACCAGTATTATCAGTGCTATGGTAAACTGCTGGATTAATGAGATAGGCTTTTCCTAATTCAAATTGATACTGACGTTCTTGATTTTTTCCAAAATAAAAATAAGCGTTAGGATTAGTCTCAAGAGGTAAATGAAGTTTTTTCTTTATAAAGTCATCGTGATGAGTAAGTGTTTTTACACCAGGTTTGTGATTAGAAAAAATAGTCTGGCGTAATCCTTTTTCAGTAAAGGCATCATAGATGGAATTAAAATATCCAAATTTATATTGCTTTAAAACTTTGCAACTAAAATAAAAATCCTCTTTAGTAGGATATAATTCTAATTCGGGATATATTGCTAAATTACCTTGAGTTCTGCCAGGTATCGGTATATCCTTTTCAACTGGCCAAGAAATGGTCCAGCCTCCTACTTCACCTAGGTAGTTAGTAACCATGTTAGTGGTTTGAAATTTTTCGTTAACTTCGGGAGTTAAATGTTCGCTATAGTTAAAATCAAAATACAAATAATGTAGTTTAGCCTTAACTTCGTTAAAATATTCTGTAAGTTTTACAGTATCTAATCGTAAGTTAAATTCTATAACGTCCCAATCTTCACTTAGAATAAATTCATCGGTAAGGTCTGAGACTGTATAGTCTTTAATATAACGATTCATTTTACTCCAATTCTAAACTTATATCAATAGTGTTAGCAGTTTTAGATTCAAGATCGACTAATGTTAGAACAGAATCTAATTTGCCGTTGTTTAGATCAAATTTATAAGGAACAAATAATACACTACCTTGATTTGAATTAATAGGTCCGTAACTGATATTATTAGTTGGCAAATCAAATTCTTTAACTACTTGTCCGTTTTCTAGTTTATATACACTGCTTGGTGCATCTAACATAGCTGTATTTTGTATACTTGGAAACAAATAAGTGTTACCGTTTACACTTATAGGCTTTGCACCTAGGGGTAGATCTGTTATAATATTTTTAATAGTGCATGCATCTAAATTAAATTCAATTAATTCATTGTTAGATTCTGCACAAGTATGAGTATAGAATATATTGTTGTCCACTGAGCCATATTTAAACCCAGCAGATGGAACTCCGCTACTAGGAACATATTCTATAGCAGAAACAGAAGATCCGTCATAGATCCAAAAATGAGTATTAGTCTTTTCACCCATGATATATGGAACACCAATGGCTTTACCATTATGTGTAAATGCGCTATAGAATGTGCTAGCAACAGGCGCTTGTTTAAAACTATGAGTATTAGTGGTTAAATTTAATACTAACAGTTCTGTAGTTTTATTACCGTATGGGAAAAACACTACCTCATTTGTGTCTGGTAGATGTGTGCTCCAAATACTAGAATATGTATCAGGAACATCGTGCGCTACAAATGAACGTGTTACTGTATCAAACACAATTGCGACTCCGCTATTTAAAGGAGGATAAACAATCTTTTTACCTACAATGATTGGACGTCCAAAGTTAAAATGCCCGCAAAATGTTTTAGGAGTTTCTGTGCCGTGTATGCTAACTGCCCGTTCTTCTATCATTTCAACTAGGTTAGTTTTTAGATTAACAGCGGCTAGTCTAACTATACTATCAACATGTTTCTTTTGCGTTCTCATCACATAAACAACACCATCTACTTCAACTGCGCCTCTATATCTATCACCTGGCTCACTTAATGTATTAAAATCAATAAATTGAGAAGTTTTGCTGTTTGTGTCAATTTTAATTAAGCCTGCTTTCGCGGCGGCATCTTTGCTAACATCGCGAGTTTGACCAACATTATTAACCTTTCCGCTTGTTACGACTGAAACATACGTTCCGTCACCTACGTAAAGTGGGTCGTCCAAAACATGCGAGAAAAAGGTAGTTGTAGTAATCATTTAGGTATCTCCTAGTATGGTATATTTATCTTAGTTTTGCAACTGATTTAAGCAAACTGAATACCTTACCATTTAAGTTATCTAGTTGTTTACAGTAGATTTCTGCACCCCTATATTCTTCTAAAAACTTAGCCAACGCACCAGTTCTACTAATTCCATATACACAATGTATATTGATCCTAGCAAAACTAGGTATACTATCTATGAATTTAATCAGAGTAAGTGCGTGTGATTCTGTTATTACCTTTGCTTCAACCATGTGTCCTACATCCTGCCCCCACTTGCTAATGTCGGCATCAACATCATCAAATTGAATAGTTAATACATTACTATGCAATTGAGAGAATACAGGTTCTGCCATTGGTCCGCCGCTTGATAGAATAGAAATAAAAAATTCTTCTTTAAAATTTTCAACTGTAGCATCTGTTATTGAATTAATTGTGAGATACTCTATAAACTCAACCCGAGAAAATCCGTATACTTTCATAGTATACCTTTAATTGAAAGTGTAGTTGTTAACAAATTTCTAGGTATTTTAAATAATAAATGAACCCTGTTTGTTGATCCTTTATTACTAGTGCCGTGCATATATTGTGTATCAACTGCATACAGTTTTCCAGGTAACATTCTATCCATCTTATCTTCAAATATAAAATAACTATCAAGATTAGAAATTAATGGAATATGTATTTTAAAATATTCATCGTTGTCGACATGCTGTTCTATTTCAACACCCGGCGGATGCACTGCTATCCCTAATTGTCTAGCTTCGGGAAATACCAAAGTAATTTTTTCAGCAAACCCAAAAACAAGTTCTGTATTTCTATAAACGTTTGACCCATTTTTATGCACGTGATAAGGAGGGCATGGTTTAGTTAAATCTTCTAAGTTACTCTGTATTCCCCAACCGTAGAAATTAGAAATTTTATGATTCGAACCATCTAATAAATTAGCGTCCGGAGTATATTTTAAATGCTGGAACTTAGACTCTAACGTATAATAATAGTCGAGAGCTTCGTTTAAGTCAAATTGTATATCTAAAGGTGTTATCATAATACGTCATTAGTCCAGACTTTACCATACATGCTAATTCTATCAGTATCACCAGTGTTATGTATATAATGAGGTAAAGAAGTATTTACAAGATATATCCATCCGTCTTCGGGTATATCTATGTCTTCACCGTCTATTACCCATTTAAATCTATTATTAGTTTTTAGTGTAATATGAAATCTTATTTTATCGGGTTGATCTTGATGCATAGCTAATTTAGTCCCTGGGGTAGTTATGCTAATCACAACCCGCTTACTTCGAACTGGTAAAGTTCTTACTACCTCTAATCCGTAACCATTAAAGCATTTACGAGGATTTAAATTATGATCATCTACGTCTTGATACTCTGGCAAGCTCATACTGCGTTCAGGAGGTAACGGGCCTTCAATATTGCTGTTATGACATAGTGTATACCAACTAGTGTCAGGTTGAAATATGTGTCCATTAATTCCTGTAGCATCTCCGGGATCTTTTTCCCACATGTGTTTATGCTTGCTGTAAATAAATTTCCAATCCCCGTATTGCTGTTCTAAATTAGTATACCATGATTTTAATTTTTCTATATCAATTTTAACCCACGGTTTAATTTTCCAACCGGTATCTATTATTTCATATTTTTGTAAATATGGCATCATATTGCAACTTGCTGAAACAACATTTCAGCAACCGATTCGGCTGTTGTTGGACCCCAATGTTGATTATCCGATCCCCAATCTAAATATTCTGTAATAACCTTATTACAAAATTTGTTTTCTTTATGATGAGTTACTTCATACAATGGAACTCCTGCTAACTTCCACAATAATTTATACGCCCTAACATGATACAAATTTTGGTATTTACTGTTATCCTGAGCCATCCACTGCACATATTTTTTGTTCGGCCCAGTAGTAACCCATGGTCCCATGTTTTCAGGAAGACCATCTAGCATCAAAACAAATCTATCAATATTTGGCCATACAATAAACACCCCTAACGGTCTTTGATCTTTTTCAAGCATTTCAATTGCGTTCATGTATTGTAATTGAACACCAGCGCCACCTATTCCTAAATTTATTACTGGCTTGTTTAGTTTACGAGATAAACATGCAGATATTGTTTGGCTATCATTGTCGATTCCATAGCCAAACACCGCGCTACATCCTTGGATTATGTAACTATTAGCCCAGTCAACCTGATCAAAATTAGGAGCCCTATATCCTAACAAATTAGTATTATAGTTTTCGCAACCTGTAAAATGTATATCAATCATAATAATTTTTTAGTTCTGGAAATACTATATTAAAATCTTCATTTCGAATATTGTCTAATGTTTTAGTCATTTGAATAAATTCAACTTTGTGATTCTCATATGTATCTTTATCATTCATATAATTTAAAAAGTATTCATATCTACTTTTAAAAAAATAAGGTAGTTTATTTTTTAATAAAAAATTCTCTACTTCTGTTGTAATTTGTCTTTTAATATCGAGAGGTAAAAGTTGAGAACTATATATGTAAGGATGTTTAACTACATGTATTGAAATATCATCATAATTAATATATCCAGTTCCTACTAGATATTCTACAGTATTAATAATTGAGCTAGCATTAAAAATACTTACAGTTATTGCTATTTTAGGTTTTAATAATTCTTTATGAGAGAACACTATTTTTAAATTTTGTTCTATATCTTTCCATACTGCTCCGCATCTTATATACTCTAATTGCGGTCCAATAGTATCTAGACTAATATGCACATTTACATTTGTAAATTTTGACCAAAGTTCAATGTAATCAGTTCCTTTGAATTGTAGCTTACTTAGATTTGTTACATATAACAGTTTAGTATTATATTTTTTTCTAGCATCTAATTCTTTTAACAATTCTAAATGCTGGTCCATTAGTAATGGCTCGCCTCCGCAAAAAAATACACTTTCTAAATCATCTACTATATTAGTTTTAATTATATTGTATAATTCCTCACCATTAACATTAATAGCAGATATAGTGTTTATTGGTATTCCCATTTGCTTATAATCATTTGCCCAACTATGACTTCTTGCCGGATCACAATATCTACATTTAAAATTACATACATTGTTAAATCTTACATCTAAGTGCCGTATCTTAAATTCGGCAGTATCTGCATTTGCTAAATGAGAATATTGGGCCCAATCTTCATTTTCACGTAATCTTTTACTATACAGTCCCAGGCGTTCGCTATCATAACAAGGTTTACATTCGTCAGGCTCTATACCACTAAGCATCTGTCTACGCAACCGCTGATAATTATCGTTATTCCACATAGTAACGATTTCTTCTTTTAACACATTGCCCAATGGCTGGCCAACCTGTCTTGCATTACAGCATGCTCTAGTAGTGCCGTCGTTGTCTATTTGTAAATGTATCCATGGTAAAATACATTTTGGATTAGTCATAATGGTATTCATCTAACTACTATTTAATTAAATACTTGTATGGGCAATTTAACTCTGATCAAGCATGTTCCCGAAAAATGCAGAAAAGTATATGATGGTGGAACATTTATTAGAAAAGTATGGAGCAATCATTCACTTCTTTCAGTAGCTTCTCTTGCACAAAGAATAAATTCTGTTTTCCCTAATTATATTATAGATATAGGAGAAAGTTCAGAAGGGGTGTTTATGGATCTAACTAAATTAAATGGGGTGTTAGTTAGCACAGTAGTGCAAACTGATGACCTAGTAAAACAAGTTTATAAATTTTGTATAGATAACATGCAACATACATTACCCTATTATCACTATGATTGGGCGCTGAGTAATATGATTATTGATAATGGAAAAATTACATTATGCGATTGGGATAATTTAAATTTATATACAAAATCCGAGGCTATGCAAAAATTAAATGATGATTTAATAAGTGCGTTCGGTGAAAGATATCAACGAGTTATTCATGGCTAACCAATTTACACACCTATACGACAACTATTTAATTAGGCCTGCAAACAGCATCATGCATGATCCTTTTAGGAAACACATTATTGAAAATGATCTGTTTACTCCAATATTAACAAATAAAACACCTGTCGATGTTCAAGATGAATTTTTAGAATTATATCCTAATTGGATTAAATCTAGCAATTTAAATAATTTTAAGGGCATTGATAAATTTCCATTTAAATATGTCAGCCTGGGTGTAACACAAGCTATTGATGATTTTGTCATATGGACTTTAAAACAACATAAAAGATTAAGAGTATTCAAAGGTGAATACGGATATGTGGGTCAAATATCTTTTACAGACTCGGTTCCCCGTATTGATGATGAACCGCTTCAAGCAGGAGATGCTGTATTAATTAGTTGTCCATTTAGTGCCACAGGTGATTTGCACAGTGAATGGAATAATTTGATAGAAACGTGTAATTTTTTAGATATCCCAGTTTTTGTAGATTGTGCATTTTTTGGAACGTGTATAGATATAGAAGTAGATTTTAATCAGCCATGTATTGATACAATTGCATTTAGCCCGACAAAGGGTCTGAACTGCGGCAATATGAGAACCGGCATGACAATGTCAATGCGTCGGGGCAAAGACTGTATACTAGATATTTTAAAAGAATGGCACCACGGAATACATATCCATACTTACATAGCATATAATTTAATGAAAAACTTTTCCCCAGACACTATACCATTAATTTATAGAGATATACAAAAAACAGTATGTAACCACTATGGATTAACTCCAACTAACACTATTCATCTAGCATTAGGTGATAGCAATTGGGATTATTTTAGTCGAGAAGGTCTAGTAAATCGAGTATGTCTAAGAAATGCCATATATGATTATGCAAATATAGGATGCGTTAAATGACTCCTCAAGCATACAGTTATCCAGTAGTCGGACCTGATAACTTAATTTATATACCGCCATACGGACTCAACAAAGAATTAAAGCACATGTTGTGCTTAGATCCTGAGACTTTAAAAATTACCAAATTAAGACTTGTAACTAACGGGACTAAGGAAAAATACACGCATGGGATTGTTTCAGGTAGTTTAATAGTCTGGATCCCTTATGGCGATAACAGAATACTTGTAAGAGATACTATATCTAATATTACTTTACAAATTCAAATAGATTTGCCTACAAGCGATGAGTTTACAAAAGGAAAGTATGTCCAGGGACACTTGTATAAAAATAAAATATACGCACTGCCATACGGTGAAAATAATGAGTTTGACTATGTTTTAGTTTTTGACTTAACAACTTTAAAAGCTAGCACCATTAAATTAAATATACCCAACAACGATAAAAAGAAATGGCATCAAAGTGTAATGCGTGATGGTATTATATACGCGGCACCGAGAGGGGAACGTAAGAAATCTACATTTAACTACGCTATAGAATTTAATTGCGATACACACGAATATATTTTAAAAGACCTAAGTCGATTGTATAATGATACTAGCATGAAGTATACTACTATTGCAATAGCAAACAATGTAATATATTCGCCACCATATGGTTATCAAAACGACTTTAATAAAATGTTAGTTAACAAGAATAACGAATGGTCTAGTGTTGAATTAGATTTAGGGCTTACTACTAGAAAGTATTTTGGACATGTAAAAACTAAAAATAATAAATTATATTTTCCGCCTGCAGGGCACGAAGTAGATTGGAATAAATTTTTAATAATAGACGGCAACACAGGACAGCATAAAACATTTGATGTGCCAATAGGTAAAGAAAGTAAGAAGTATTTTGTCGGGGTTGAAAATAGCCAAGGCTTTGTTTTCTTTATTCCTCGAGGCGGATGCGTATGTGATCCCACTGCTGAATGGAAAAAGAATGGCGACCTTGCAGAAATGTTAGTTATTAATTCCAACAATGACAGCATCACAACAATAGATGTTAGTAGATGTTTTACTGATAATACTACTATAGAAAAATATAACGCTTGTTGTATTTTAAATGATGTTATCTATGCGTTTCCCTACGGAGAAAGTGAAACATTTCAAACTGTATTAATTTATGATACAGTAAATTATGAAATTAGAACATTAGACTTAAATGAACTCTTATAAATTGTTAAATGCAACAGACTTGAGAAACGATCTCTCATGGGATATTATCGAACTTGACACTAAATTAGATGTAGAAAAATTAGTGGAATGGTATTTTGATTTTATTAAAAATTTTAATCATCTAAAGTTTAATTTGGGAATGACTGAATATTTAGATTCAGAAAAAATTAATTCTTTAAAAAACACTGTGTATTCAAGTATACCGCTTGATAAACAAACAACATATGATATGAATTATTATTCATTAAGTTGGGTGTGCGACAAGGATATTCCTATTCCGCCAATGTCTTTAGCAAATACCTCATTGTTTCCCGAAATTAAAGATCCTAAGTTTAAAGAAAAATTAAAAATAATGGATAAATTTAAAAAAGGTTACATGACCATACTGTATGAAATGCTAAAAGAAGAAGGTCTTAATCTTCTTCGATTAAGTATACATAAGGCTGGATCCGGTTTAGATAAACATACAGATGGTGCAGGAAGCATTGGATTGCATATTCCTATAATAACAAATGATAGTGCTTATTTTTATCTAGGAAATAATTTAGAAAAAAAATATACATTACGTCCAGGAAGCATATATTTACTCAATATTCAATTATTACACATGACTAAAAATTTAGGTAATACTGATAGGGTTCATTTATATTCACAGCCTACAAACTTAGATACAATATTACAAAATTTATGAGTTATCAGTCATTTGAAGATTTTTATAGAGATGCAGAAATTAAGCATCTAGTGCTTTTTGAACACGATGGTAAATTAGTAAGCCCGCCGTTTTGCACAGACAAGTGTAAAGATTACAGTCGTGTAATGATAGTAGAAAATAGTTTAACTACTTTTGTAGAAGTTGATACTCAGCCGGCTACTAGCAAATATAATACTATGGCTAATATAAATGGAACTTTATATTTTGCTCCTTATGGTATATGGGATAATTTTAATACCCTATTATCTTTAAACAATTTAGAGCCTAGAAGTTATAAAATAATCAGCAACAGCAAAGGGCAGTTTTATAACATGGCGTCTAATGGCAATACTGGGTTTGCTAGTCCTCTAGGTTATGATCCTGTTAGTTTTGCTATCTATATCAAAGATTGGAAAATACAACAAATTGAGATTCCGGGAACTAGCGAACTTAAGAGGCACATGGGAACAGTATTTTGCAATGGCAGTTATTTTAGTCCGCCACGTGGAGAAAGTTATGACTACAATAGCATATTAAAATTTAAAGTTGAGACTGATCAATTGACCTTAATTCCAGTGCCAAATTTAGTTAGAGCTAGACGTAAGTATAGCGATTTTATTGTGGCCGGCAATAAACTGTTTGCATTGCCGTTTGGACGAGATTTAGAATTGAAACACGTATTAGTATATGATACTGTAAATGAAACTTCCGATTTAGTAGAGTTAGATATTCCAGACTTTGTTAAAAAATATAATGGTGGAGTATTAGTAGACGACACAATTATAGCACTGCCATATGGACATAAAGATAACGGTGATGCAAATTATGGCTTAATATTCAATGTAGATACCTATAAACATTCTACATTTGATATAGGATTATCGTTTGGCGGAAAATACAGATTTCGTTCCGGTATTGCATTTAACAACACGGCAGTTTTCTTACCGGCAGGTTCTCCTAATGCTGACATAATTGTTGTTGATAAATTAGGTAATATTAAATTTAGAAAACAAATGCAGGAATATATTTTAGGAAGACCAATAGTATATAACAGTAAGATTGTTAGTATGGCTTATAAAATACAAACTAAAGAGCACTTTTTATTTACACTAGATGCTGACTACACTACTACTCTTTCTAAGATAGATATCACTTAAACAATTACAATATTGTTTATCACAGGTGATAGTAGACACTGGTAGTGTAAACTTTCGTATATTACCTATAGGGCCGCCAACTTGGCAGTCTGCTCTAAATATTTCACCTATGAAACTAATATTAATCTGGTCTACTCCGGCATAGCATGTCCAATTATGATGTTTGTTTAATCCTTGCAATAGAAGATCATTTGCTGTGATCAGTTGTCCATCTAATAGTATTTCACCTCGATGTATTTTAGAATCATTTAATTTTCTAAAAAAAGGCCAAGATTTAATAAATGCTGTTTGTTCATTAGTGTAATCAGCAATCTTATTAGACATTGTCTGCTTGTCTAATATAACTTTAGGCCATATTGCCATAGAACTGTTATCATACAAGTATTTTGCAACTGAGACCATTTCATCAAAATTATCAGGCCCAATCATTAAGTTTACTGCTACCGGACATGACATTTCTTTAGAGATATTAATAAAATGCGATTGGTCAGCATATTCGGGGTGATAGCTTAAAATTACACCATCTGTAAATTTAGATATAGTTTTAAAATAATTTAAATCCCTGCTGCCGTTAGAAAGAAAACTAAAACTGTTTCCATAACTTTTTATCAACTCGGCAAAATCTAAAAAGTGTTTCCAATAAGTAGGTTCGCCGCCACTGATCCTAAAACAGATATGCTTAGTAGGAAGACGATTGTTTATTTCTTTAACAAATGTGTTCACATCTTCCCAGCTTGGCCATCCTGAACTACCATCATTAAACGCACTAGGACAATAACTGCACCGATAGTTACACTTATTACCTAGGTCCCAGGTAATTAGAAACCAATTTTCTTTACTTTTATCTTTGTATTCTAATTTCATGAGTTCATAGTATTATTCATAATAATACCGTGTGTGCGTTCGTTCAGTTTAACTGTTAAGATTAGTGCAAAAAGATTATCACTAAAACTAAAAACACTGTGGTCTAACTGCGTATTCATAAAATAAGTCCAACCAGGTTCAGGATATAACGGCCGTCCGTCAACCATTTGCACATAGTTTTCTGGACTGCATCTACCAAATACAGTTAACAATCTAAAATACTCTGGACTAGTTCCCTGGAAGTCTCTGTGGGGCGGAAAGAATCCACCTTTGTCTATCCTAAGAAAATGCACCCGCCCAATGTCGGGACTAAACACATCTACAAGTTTCTTTATTTCTGGAATCGAATAATAGACAGTAGTCGGAGTAGTAAAATTTTCTTCTTTCATTTCTACATTGTGATATTTTTGCATATACCCAAAACTGTTTAGATGATAGTTATCCATTACATCACCTGTGTGACTAGTAACAGGTAGACCCCATCTATTGTTTGTAGTATCTTTTTTTGCATTATAAGGACACCAATTATCTTTAAACTGCGCTAGTTGCTGTTCCACTGAGTAGGGATCGAACCACCATTTAGTTTTTACAAAAGATCCTAAATTAACTAGGCTGTTCCAAAGAGCTGATCTTTCTAATTCATTATGTGTCATAATATATCTAACTCTAAAAATGTTTTCCTAAAATTTGTTCCTCGTGTAGCATCACATGATTCTAGATATTCAACTGTGCTAGGTAATTTATGTGTCCAATCTTCGGCCATCATATATGTAATTAGTGCTTCCCATCTTTGCTTTCCATATACAGACGATGTAAATTCTTCAGTTAGATGTGTATCTATAAATTTACGTATTTTATCTGCCGCAAGCTCTTTTAACTGCATAGGAAGCACTCTTATATTAAGATAGCTAGGATATGTAACTAGGTGCATGCCGATTACTCCGCCACCATAGGGCGCCAAATTTATTTTTTTAAATTTTGATTGTAATTTCCAATCTGCTAACTCGTCTAAATATAATACATTTAGCAATTGAACTGCACAGGCTATATTAACTGTGACATTATCTTCTGTGTCATCTAATCTTCGAACAGCTTCTTCAATTTGTTTCCATTTGCTAGGGAATCGTATATACTCGTTTCGATCATATACCGCATCTATTGATAGGTTAAATTTAACTTCTTTAAAATGGTGCCATAGATCAAACAGCTCATCGGGTAATTCAATACCATTACTGTTGTAACGTAATACGCAATTCTTAGCATTATCGCTATCTATCATAAACTGTAAAATTTTATAGTGCTCAGGTATTAGAGTAGGTTCGCCACCGGCAAAATATAATTCTTTTATATGATGTGCTTGGGATTTCATTGATGATAAAAAATCTCCTTTTTTATACCAAGTATAATCCCATGTTATATCCCAGCCCTGATCATCTCGTAATTCTTTAATTTTATAAGATGGATACTGCTTTTTCCAATCTTTAATCCAAGCACTACTATCGTGAGGACTACACATGACACATTTAAGCTGGCACATGTTTCCTAGTCTTAAATCAAAATAAGGCACGTTAACTGGTAAACTACCATCTTCGGCAGTTTGGGCAACAAGGCTTTCATAGTCTAACCTTGTCGACCATTCGTGTGTTTCCCATTGTCGTTTACTGTTAATACCAATTGATTCCTCTCTATAGCATTTTAAACAACTAGAAGGCATCTCGCCTTTCAGCATGGTCAACCGAACATCTTTCATATAAGAACTATTCCATGCTTCTTCAATAGTATGCTGACGTAGATTTAACTGCACACCATTGTGTTTTACTAGCCCAGCATCTTTAATTTCTATCACACCACTTCCGCTAGCATTAGCCGTGGCACATAGTCGGACATCTCCATTAGGTCTAGTAGCGATATGTATCCAAGGAAGGGGACACCAAGTTTTACTTAAATTGCTCATTAAATTTATCTATTTCTCCGCATTGTTTGTTACAGGTTTTTAATGGATTAGTGCTCCACGATTGTTCTATCATATTAAAATACTCGCTTTCAAAGATAGCCGACAGGGTAGTATTTAATAAACTCGGAGTAGTTAACCCCCTAGACAAATAATCTTCATATACTTCAGAGTCGGGAGACATGCCTGAAAAATCCATCCAACAGCATGACGTTACATTTCCCTTGGCGTTTATGTAAATATTACCTTCTTCTTTTACCTTGCAGATTATATTAGATGTAGTTTTAATAGTGCCAAGTTTATGTTTTATTTCTTGGCTACGGTTACTTGGATATATTGTGTGTGAGTTTGCTGGATGTAGGACAACCACGTTATCATTTCTAAATCTAGAACTGTGCTTTACTACAAAATTTTGAAATCCTAAATCCTTACTTAAACTACGACAAGATTCAATCTGATGTTCATTATGTTTAAATACCAACATGTGCCATTCTGCGGTGCCGCCCGCATCAATAAAGGTTTTGGCATTACGAAGTATCTTATCGTAATCTGTTCCTATTCGATAGAGACTGTGCGTATCGGTTAGTCCATCAATGCCAAACATAACAGTTACGCCCACTGCGGCTAGATCTTTCCACCATTCTAAAGTCCTGGCGCTGCCGTTAGTATTCATATTTAATTTAATATCAGGGTTTACCTGTCTTACCCATTTTAAAATTTCTAAAGTATCACTAGCAATAATAGGATCACCTGTATTACCGCATAGAGATATTACAAGCAATTGTTTCAAAAAATCTAAAGGAAACCATTGTTTAAATTGTTCAAGGGATATTTCGTTTAATTCAAGCCAAGGACTTATATCTCCTCCTTGTATATTCCTCACGCACATAGGACAACTAGCTTGGCACTTGCTGGTTATTTCAATATGTAGTTTTGTTATATCAGGCAGCTTATACATGCTGTTTCCTTTTTGGAAGCCTAATATCACTAGAGCATCCACTACAGAAAATTTCTTTACAGGTTATAGGTTTAATTAGATCTTTATTAAATTTTTTACTAAAATCTGGATCGTAAATTGAAAACGGAGTATCTTGGTTAAACATATTACGAGCAAGGCAAGACCCAATCATGATGCCACTTGCGCCAATAGCTACCCTGTCTACTCCTAGATTACATTCCCATCCGTAAAATTTATGCCATTGATTTTTCCAAACTTCAAAAGTATTATATTGTTTTTGTGACCCGTCTTGAAACACTAATACAGCATTGGCCTTTTCTGAATTTTGTATCTTTCCAGTTGACTTCATGCGGGCTACATAGTCGCTTGGAGGAATTTTTTTAACTTTTTCTTTTAAAAATTCAAGCTGTTCTTCAGTATACTCTGGCCGAATATTTTTTTCATCTAAATCTAACACTACCCTAGATTTCACTAGCCAAGGGGTCGGATAGTCAACTAGATCATTTAGTATGCCGAGACATTTATCCCAGTGCAAAGGATCCATCAATACCTGTGCGGCAACCATTATATCTTGTTTAGAATAAATTAGGTCCAGGACTTTTTTAATATGATCAATGTCTGTAAATTCATGATGCACACTAATCTGTATATCGTCAAAATAATGAGCATACTCGTCCCACCATCTAAGAGTTCTACTGCCATTGGTGCTCATTGTAACACGGCATTGATAGTTGTCGTGAGACCATTTTACAAAATCGCCTAGTTTAGGCCATAAGGTAGGTTCACCACCTACTACATGCATACGAATAACTTTTTTATTAAAATGAGTCCTATAGATATTCAACATATGATCCATATTTTTAATTACTAGATCATAGTCAGGAAATCTATAACTTCCAGATTTACTCAATGGAGTGCAATAGTGGCAATCATAGTTACACACATTTGTAAACGCAAATGTAACATGTAAATAATCATCATAGTCGCTGTTTATGATTGCGATAGGTTTCATTTTTTTCCTATAATCATATATCGTGTATATAACGGCAACGTTAATTCGCCTGCCCATAATACATCAACACCACATTGTGTTTTAAATTCTTCTAAGTTATTCGCTGTCCTAATATGTTCAGGTATATCGTAATTATTGCTTTGCAATACAAGTAAACTATCTTTAGGAGTATAGGTTAGCCAAGTGTTATACTGTGCTTGTGTAAGATGTTCACAGCTTGTATTAATAATTATATCAGCACTCATATGCATGGGTTGACTTATATCTACTACGCTGGCACGAAATCTGCCCTGCATCTCTTCTAGCTTATTCATAGCTTCTGCAATAGGCTTGCAGGTTGGATCAATATCATAGCTGGCAATGTGCGTAATTGGAATATTGCTTTGAAACAGCATACTGGCTAGAACACCTACCCATCCTGCACATATTTCTATACTAGACGCCGAATCTACATGCTCACTTAGCCTATCGATAAGCCATTCTTTACTTTTAAGTTGTCCAGACCAAAAGGCATCCATAGTCCGTATAGGATCTGGACTTTGTCTAATGGCTTGCATCCAATGATGAATATGCTCTGTATCTATATTCATAGCTGTTGTTTAGTTAATCTAGTTTCTGCACTACAGCCGCAAATTTCTTTATTACAGATAATAGGAGCAATACTAATGTTAGGCATCTTAGACTCAAACTCTATCTCTCTAATATTAAGTTGATTATTGAATAGTTCAGTTTGGCAAGCACCTTCTAATTGCCCTTCTCCGTTAATAAAAATCCTATCTACTCCTAGGTTACATTCCCACCCTTTAAATCTATTAAGTTGATTATTAATTAGATAATGACCGTCTACTTCTTTTGTAGTGCCGTCGGCAAACGTGGCAATAGATTTATTATAATTTTTGTCCGGAGGTAATTTTCCTAAATCGATTAATTTTTGCACCCAAGGCATCGGAGGCATTCTTTTGTTTTTTACTGCCACATATTGTTGTTGTTCAGAATTATATCTAGTAAGTCCATCGAACTGAACTGGGACAACTGCAACCATCCATCCGTCACTGTGAGATAACAAGTATTCTGTAATTGCTACGCATTTATCCCAAGATCTTGGATCCATTAATACATTAGCTGAAAATATAGTTTGATTAGTTTTATATATTACATCTGAGACTGCTATTAAGTGATCTAGATCTGCTTGTTCGTGATGCACACTAATCTGTATATCATCGAAATACGTTGAAATTTCCTCCCAGTATCTGATAGTCCGACTGCCGTTGGTGCTCATCGAAATTATAATATTGTATTTTGATTTTAACTCTTTTACAAATGTTAATAGGTTTGGCCATAATGTAGGTTCTCCGCCTACTAGTTTCAAATGAATACGATTTTTATTTTTATAGGAATCTAATAAGATTGAAAAATTTTTTAATGTTAAGTCTACATCAGGCCAACGTTGGGTGCCCTCGTTGCTTCCCGGAAAACAATAACTACACTTATAGTTGCAGGTATTACCTAAGACAAATTCTATGTCTAGATTACTGGTATTTTTCCTAACAATTTTAATTATCTTTTCCATTATCTTATCTTAGGTATTTTGCTGTCTGCGCTACTAACACAGCGCGGAGTAGTGCATATTTGTGGACTAGAAAACAAAGTAAATTTTTCTAGATTGCCTAACGGTTCATCATAACAACTGTATGCACGTTTAATTTCATTACCTCGTATTATAACACTTTGATATCCGCTATTGCAAGTCCATCCATTAAATTGATTAAATCCTAGGGCATTAAAACGTTCTGCCTGATCAACAAAATAATCTTGTGTTCCGTCAGTTAGCTTAATTTGGTAGCCTTCTTTTTGTTCAAAATCATTTTGCATGATGTTAATCATATCTTGCGTATAGCCATCTACAACTGCACTAGCACTTTCATTGCTCTGAGGTTTAAGAGTTACATTAATTCCTCTGGCCCTAAAACGTTCACAGCGTTCTAGCGTTTCATAAAACTTGGACGGCACCATAACTTGATTGATAGTAACATGAACTAGGTCATACATTAACTGTAGGCACTTATCACCAAATTCAGACTCTTTAGCATGTTCAGCGTGATAACTGGCTGTAATACTTCTACGTTGTAATAATTCAGTGGCATGATGCCAACTTCGCCACCAACCCAAACTAGGGCTTAAATTGGTAGTCATATGCACAGTTTGGTAAGGAGTTAAGGCGCCATCATCTAAATGTTTAATTAAATCGAGCAGATATTTGTAAGCAGTCGGTTCACCACCGCTGAACGACCAATGGAACTGGTTAAACCCATTGGCTCGTGCTTGACGCTTAATCTCGTCTACAGTAGATTTATATACTTCAAGCGGTTGGTGATCTGGTTTGTCAGTCCTAGCATAGGGCCAACAATAACTGCATTTATAATTACAAAATCTGCCCAATATCCAACTAATGTTAAATAATGGACGATCCAGCATAGTCTGCTGTCCAAAATGGGTAATCTTTTCGAAAGGTATGGTAGAAAATTGCATTGACAGTATTTACAAGCTATGCTAAAATAGACACGTGGACGTGAGTGTAACATGGTAAACCTCCGGCTTGCTGGGAAAGGGTCTAGCTCATTGAGCGACTTTGTAGGTTCAAATCCTACCGTCCACACCAGTTTAACACACAGAGGCAATATGAAAAAGGCACTAGTAATTTTAGCAACATTAGTAACAGTTAATGCTTATGCATGGGATTGGCGTAATGCTGATGCTATTTTTGATGCAACAAAAACTGAAACTGACAGCACTAATGTTACGTGGATCCGTGTAGATAACGGACAGATACAGGCTGCCTGTGAACGTGAAAGCCGTAGACGTGGACAAGGCGGGTTTGGTTATGCTATTCAAGGTTGTAGTTTTTGGGATAACAGTCATTCTGCTTGCACAATCATTACACCCAAATATACAACAATACACAATCTAGGGCACGAAGCTCTACATTGTTTTCAAGGCGATTATCATAAATGAAAAAAGTAGCAAGTAGTCCGGAACGCCATACCTTTCAAAAAGAAGGGTATATCAAGCACTGCAAAGAAGAAGGCAAAGAGCCTAATCCTGCCTATATTAATATGTATAAGACATGGCGAGAACAGGACGAGGAGAACCTTAAAGACCCAAAGTGGCAAAGGAACAATATGGAATACGATCTCCGTAGTTCGAAAGAACTTTGCGACAAAGTCAAAGCCAGCGACACTTATGCTCAAAACTTATATGCCGCAATGTGTAACATGACTTGGCAATGTAGAGAGTTTTGGCAAGAAATGAAAGGTGAAACTTGGAGTTGCTCTTGGCGTCATGCTGGCGGTATAATTGCTGACATGCAAGAAAAAGGCGACTATATCGATTGGTATTGTAGCGGCATTGGCGGAGGTCTAAGTATGGAAGACGAAAGTCCAAAAGGCTATGTATCAGAAGGGGTAGTTACTGAAGAAATTGAACTTGACTTAAATAAGTTAGGTTGGAGACCAGTTCCTTGGAGCGAAGACGAAGTTTAAGGTTAAATAATACTATGACATATTGGACAGTAACAGTTGAAGAAGCAAATGACGGTAGTGGAGATGTTGTTTTACCATTACCACAAGATCTGTTAGATCTACAAGGCTGGAAAGAAGGAGACACACTTGAGTGGACAGATAACGGAGACGGCTCTTGGAGCATTACAAAAGTAAAAGATGAGTAAAGACGATATTATAGAATTAGAAGGACGAGTTGAAGAAGTCCTTCCGGGCAGTATGTTTAGAGTTAAAATTGATGCTATGCCAGAGCCCTTGCTATGTTATATGGGTGGCAAGCTCAAACAGAATAAGATTAGAATTATTCTAGGGGATCAAGTTAGAGTGGAAGTTAGCACTTATGACCTTACAAAAGGTAGAGTAACTTACAGGTTATAAAATGAATATTATTCTCGATCGTGTTAATCAAGTTTGCAAAACCGTTCGAGATAATAATCCAGATCTTATAACATTCAAAAAGTTAATATCACAAACTAGAGCGACATTTAATCGTTACGAGTTTGATATAACTATTACAACCAAAAAAGAAAAAGGTTGGGATCCCGATAAATTTTATGTCATGGCTTATTATGACAGCGAAAGTGATTTAAACGGAGAAACACCTATCGAAGTTGTAGTCCATCATAATCTCAGCGGCAAAGAAGAATTTGGTCAACATCAGGTGACTAGTTTTTTAATAGAAATATATGACGCCGTAGTCCACGAATTTAGGCATCAATACCAAAGTATGCGTAGAGATTTTATTGACCATGAAAACGCATACGTATCACCCTATGACAAATATTTGGCTAGCCAAGACGAGATAGATGCGTATGCACTAAGCATTACCATTGAACTGCTAAGGCATATGGATGCAAATCGAGCTCAACGTAATTTGAGCAGAATAAGCAAAATGAGTAAAATGCGCACTGGACTTAATTTAGTTAGTCCAATGTTACGTGCATATATTGAATATTTTGGGCTAAACGATATAACCAAAAGAATAGCCAAAAAGGTATATCAACATCTAGAAATGATTGACAAAAGATATGTTTTCATGTAAAATACTTGTATATTAACTCACACAGAGCGTGAAATGAAAGAGTTTCCTACACAGCAAGTATTAGAATTGGCATGTGCGGCACAGCGAACTAATGGTGCTTATCTCAAAGAGCAAGAATCGGTCTATGCCGAGGACGGTGTAGCCATGTATACCAAATACCCAAACAAAGTTCTCATAATGATTACTTTGGATGACAAGTTGGTTATCCCAGATGTTAAAGCACTTACGGTTCTTTCTGAAGATGTAGCTCGTGCCGAAGAAATCCAAAAATATTACAAGCGCCTAATGTTTGCCGCAATCGAAGGCGAAAATGATTTCCTTACTACTATTAATAGTATTTTAGGTGGCGGAACAGTTAAAGAAAACCAATTTGGTTATGTAGCATGTTTGCCCAGTGTGCAGGCCAGAGATGCTGTTCATAATCAAGTTAAGAAAGCCGCTAGGCAAGTTGAAGAAGGTTATTTAGGCAAGCCTGGAGATCGCTTGGCAGATTTAGATTGTGAGATTCTGGAAGTAATTAAGTCAAAGAACTTTGACGGATGGAACATCTGTGCTATAATAAACAACAAAATGGCAAGCTGGATGAGCCAGGTAGAATTGAAACGTGGCCCATGTGTCATTGTTAAAGCTAAGGTCAAAGACAATAGCAAACACTGGAAACATGGTAATGATGAAACTAGACTCAACTTTGTAAAGGCAGTCCAATAATGGCAGGAACCGCTAAATCAGTGTATCTTACAATTACCAAAAAGGGTAGTTATAAGACAGAATTTACCAAAGTATTTTTTGATGCTAAAGCATACAATGAATACGTAAAGACAGACGAATTTAACGCCAAATGGCCTGTAGAAGAATACACAATTACCAAAGAGGTATACTAATGAGCAAGGCAAAACATAAACCCTATCAATGGATTGATGGTGAAACTGCTGATCGCATTACTAGTCTTAACTTAAAAGACTATCGTGCTTATCTCAAGAAAGAGATCAAGCAATGGAAAAAGAATCCTAAAACAGAATCTAACCCGGATGGGTATTGGTTACATCCAGAAGATTTAGTAATCAACATGCGGACTATTGAAGCATTAGATTTAATTATCAGTCACTTTCCAGAAACATCGGATGAAATAAAATGAGCAGATATACTACAGTTTATAAAGAAATTGAAGTTGATATTGATTTAGAAGATTTCGATGATTCAGACATCTTGGAAGAAATGGAACTACGGGGACTTGCAGTTGGAGCCAGTGGTGATGGTCGAGAATTGCTCACAGCTATTTGGATCAAACGTAGACAAGGTCAAGACTATCAAACAGAGTTGGATCAGTTGATTTACGCTGGACTAGGCAAAATTATATGATAGATGTATTTTGGACTCCTGCTTCGAACAAATCAGAAGAAGATCCTCTTTGGGAAAATCTTGCTTGGTTTGATCCAGAGCCGGCGTTTAAAAGAATAGCATCTCAACGAGATAGTGATTTCTTAAAATGTCCTGTATTGCAGGATTATTATAGAAACACGTTTGTTATTAAATGCCCTGTTGATTTAACTATACAGGTTAAAGATAATGGGCATGGGCAAAAATTTATTCAAACTGATCGATACGGAGATGAATTTTATAATAATTTTATTAGTTCTGACCCTTCTATTAATAGAACATTTAGTATGTTTACTTTAGAATTTAATTATTTATTTTTATCAAAAGAATCTGTCATAGTAGAATCAATACCACCTCAGTTAGAAACTAATACTAAAGACAATCTAGATAATCTGAGAGTTATAACAGGTCAATTTGATATATCAAAATGGGTGCGTCCAATATTTTTTGGTGCTGAAATTAAAGATATTAGTAAACCAATTATATTTAAAAGAGGTGACCCTCTAATGTATATTAGATTTAGAACTACAGATAATAAAAGAGTTAACTTAATTAGAACAGAATTTAATAGTGATATGAAAAAAACTGTTTATTCTTGTTTAGGATTAAAAAGATATGTTACAAACAATAGCATGACAGAAAATTATAATCTTGCAAAATATGTAGTTCAACAATTTAAGAATAAGTTTTTTGCAAAAAAATGTCCGTTTGGATTTAAAGGAAAAACATGAAACAAGAACTAGATGAATTGTTGTGTGAGAAGTATCCTAAGATGATGGTTAACCGTAATGCACCTATGACCGAAACTTGTATGTGCTGGGGCTTTGATTGTGGAGATGGTTGGTTTAATATTTTGAATCAGCTTATGGGCAATATTCAAAATCACATTGATTGGCGTGAGCGTCAGCGTGAAGTTGCTATTAAATTTAACCGGATGTCCGAACAGCTTAAGGCTGGAGACTCTACACTGTTTGACGAAGAATATAAGGATCTAACAGGGTTAGACTTTAAAGAAAAGCGTCGACAAGAGCTTATTGATCGATTCCCCATAGATATTCCCGAACCTATCGCCCAAGTGACGTTGGATCAAGTTAAGGAAAAGTTTGGCACACTACGTTTTTATTACTCAGGCGGCGATGACTACATCCGCGGTATGGTTAGCCTAGCAGAAAGTCTAAGTGGTGTTACTTGCGAGTCATGTGGCAACCCTAGCGAAGTGCAAAATGACGGCGGATGGATGAGATCCGTTTGCAACTCATGTGAAGAAAAAAGATTAATTAAACAAGGATTTGAGCAATGATTACAATGAAAGAATGGATGGAACTGGTAGACTATAAAATCACCGAAGGTGGTGAATATGGCTGGGCTTGTTATGGTCCTAATTCATATCAACTATCTAGTTGGAACGGACTCCACGACAAAGGTGGTTGGAGTTTTAATATCATATTCAGCACTAAGACACAAAAGGTCTACGAAGTTACAGTATGCGATTATACTCGCAGTCGTGCTTATCGTATGATTGTGGAGAACAAGCAGGAAAAGCATCGTAAGGAAGCTGAACACAAGAGTGAACTAGCCAATCAAGCATGGGACGATGTTGACTATGTTGATTTGGAAGTGGATGACGATTTTATCCAAAAATGCCTAGCTATCAAGGCCGGTGAAGATTACAGCACAGATGTCAGCGTTCCGTTGGACTTGCCAGATGACTTGCTCATGTTTGCGTTCAAATGTGCTCATGCCGAAAACATGACTTTTAATGATTGGATGAACAAAATGTTGCGCGATTTTGTTGACAAAGTCGAAAAAGGCCAGTATAATAAAGAAGATGCCAAACAATGGGCAGAGCAAAATCAATTACTAAAATTTCCAATAGAGGAAGAAGATGAGAATCAAACTGGTCAGTGATCTCCATTTGGAATTCAGTGACATCAATATTCAGAACGACAACAACTATGATGTGTTGATCTTAGGAGGCGATATTATGATTGCCCAGGATCTCCACGACCATCCAGAGTTGAGCAATACAGCCGATCAACGGGCTATTGCCGCAGGCACCGGCTTGGGTCGTAGGCAAGAACGTGCTCAAAGATTCCGTGACTTCCTAAAGCGTTGTAGTTTTCAGTTTCCGCATGTTATCTATATCATGGGCAATCACGAATTCTACAATGGTAAGTTCTATGCTGGCATCGATTATATGCGTGACGAAGTTGCCAAGTTTCCCAACATCTACATGTTAGAACAGGACACTAAGATTATCGACGATGTAGTGTTTGTGGGTGGAACACTTTGGACTGACATGAACAAACGTGATCCGCTGACCATGCATGCTATCGAAGGTATGATGAATGACTTTCGTATCATCCGTAACGACTACAGAAGCTATGCTCCTATGAGTGCGTTGGATGTTGCAGTTCGGCATGACAAGACTTTACAATACATTAAACTTATCCTTGACCAAAATAAAGATAAGAAATGTGTTGTAGTTGGACACCACAGTCCCAGCTTCCAAAGTGT